CGTCATAGTCCGCGACGGCCAGCTTCAACTGTTTCCACGTCTCGATTTCAGCGAGCTGCGCGGTCACGTTCGGACCGCCGGTCTGCTGGACCTGCAGCGTCCGTTTTTGCGCTTCCGAGGCGATCTCCGCCTTGGCCGCGTCGCCGCGCTTACCCTGCAGCTCGGCGATCTGTCGCTCGAATGCGAGCGTCTCCTGCTCGGCCTCTCGTTTCTTGGCGATCTGCTCGTTGTCGAGCGCGGCGACTTTCGTCGCGCCGGCGATTTGCGCCTCGGTGATTTTGGTGTTCAGTTCTTCGACCTTTTGCAGGTCGCCGAGCCGGCGCGCCTCGATCGAGTCCGCCTCCTTCGACTTCGGAGTCGCGGCCTTGCCATCGATCGCCGCCTTATCCGCCGCGGCCTGCGCGGCCGCGCGTTGCTGCTCGAGGATAGCGACCTCGGCGACAACGTCGGCCTTCTCGGCAGTGCGGCGCCGATTAAAATACTCATCGAGCGAAAGCAAACCCTGGTCGTACATCTCTTTTTCGGCCTGCTCGGTCTGCTTGGCATACGCGCGATGAATATCGAGCTCGTCCTGGAGTTGCTTCTCGAGCAGCGAGAGCGCGGCGCGCGCGGCCTGGTCGGTCGGTGTCGCCAGTTGCGGCGGCGGCCCTTCGGGCGTGGTCTTTTCCGGGCGAAGCCTTCCGACGCGCTCTTTTTGCCGGCGCGCTTCCTCAGCGTCGGACGGAAAGAGGTTTTCCATCGACGTTCGGATATGCACCGCGGCGTCGTCCCAAACCGCTTTCTCCCTTGCGGCCACGTTAGTCTGTTCCGCGGTGATGTCGCGCGAGGCAGCCTGAAAAATCGCCTTGGCCTCGGCGAAGTGTCCCCTCGCCGCCGCGCCGATCGCCTCGTAGGTTGAGACGCCGCCGATGCGGATCTCCGCCCACTGTTCGGCGAAGTAATCCTTCGTGGTCTCGATGATGGCCGCAATCGATGCGCCCATAACGATAAATCCCGCGGCGATGTCGCGGACCACCGTGCCGGCGACCTTTCCCATCTCCCGGAACCCGTCGCCACTCTTCCCGCCGATGTCCACCGACTCGAGCATGGCGTCGGCGACGTCGGAGATCGCCGGAAGTAGGCCGGCCTCGAACTGCGTGGCAACGCCCTTGCCGGCGTCCTCGAGTTCCTGCATCGAAGCTTTCGCCGCGCGGAATGCGTCGGTCGTGTCCTGGTCGAGCAGTAAGCCGAGCTTTTCCGTGGCTGCGGTCGCAGCATCGAATCCCTGCGCCGCCAAAGCTTGCATGACGGGAATAAGTTCGGATCCGCCCTTTGAAAAAATGAGCTGCGCGGCCGTGGCGCGATTGAAACCAGGCGCCATCTTCCCGATAGCAGTCGTCACGAGCTCGATTTTCTTGTCGGCGTTGAGCCCGGCGAAATCCTTTTGACTGATGCCGAGCAGCGCGAATCCCTGCGCGGCCGTCTTGCTTCCCTGCTCGAACTGCGTGATCGATTTCGCCGCCTTGATGAGACCTTTGTCGACGGCCTCGGTCGAGGTGCCCACGTCGCCGGCGACCTTGTGAAATACGCTGAGGGTTTGCGTGGTGAGCCCGGTTTTGTCCGCCATCTTGCCAATGTTGACGGCAGAATCGAAAGCATCCTTCCCGAATTCGGCGAGACGTAGCGTGCCGATGACCGCGGCGATGCCGCCAAAAGCCGAGCTGAGGTTGATCGCGCTCGAGGCGGTCGAGTCCTGTTGTGTCTTGAGGTTCTTTAGTTGGGAGCCGAGCTCTTTGATCGCGGCGGAGACGCCGGTGTCCTCGGCTGTCAGTCGAACTTTGACTTCGGGAGCGTCTGCCAATTCATCCCCTCAGAATCCCCGGAACATCCGGCGGTTTCGGCGGTCGCTTTTGGTGCGGAGCAAGTAGCGCCCACACCACGAGCTCGAGTTCATAGTTCCGCCGCGCCGCCTCGCGGATCCGCTGGATCGACGCGAGAAACAGATCGCGCAGCGGCCAGTACGTCACTTCCTCAAACCGGCCCGGATCCCAGCCCGCCGTCTCGCGAATCAGGAGATCGAAGTCCCCGAGGTCTTGCGACCCGCGCGGGCGGTAGGGCGGTCCTTTGCGCGCCGGTTTGAAGAGTTCGGGGAACTCGTCGAAGATGGTTCCCCTAACCGAAAAAAACCGACGACGAACCTCACGATCGCCTCGCGCATGGCGGTCTTCTCAGCCTCCGAAGTGATCTCAGAGAACACCGCCGCGTTTCGTTCGGCGTCCGCGCGGTTCCATTTCTTGCCGATCTCGGTGAGACAGCCGGCGAGGATCTGATGGGTTTTACCCGACAGCAAAATCTGCGTTAGCAGATTCTCCGCCTTTTGTTCCTTGCTTTGTTTGCCAGGTCCGACGAGATCGGAAAGCACCTCGATCGCGCCCGACAGTCGCAGGTGCGCGAGGATGTAGTCGTCCTGGTTGGCGGTCAATGCCTGCGAGATCCCGACGAACTCCCGGCCGTCGAGCTTGAGCGTTTCCATTCGTTCCTCCGCGGCGGCTGCCAGCGAGGCGCGCCCGCGCGCGCGATCCCCGCTGGCAGACTACTAGAGGAACGTGTAGGTGTAGAACGGTGACTCGGGATGGTTCGCCGTGTCGTCCAAAATATTTCCGTCGAGCGTCCAGTTCCCATAGTCGTCGGCGATGAGACCGAGTTGCCCGTTCGGAGAGAGATTCGCCTTCCAGATGTCGCAGGCGATTTTTTGGCCGTCGACGGGATCCGGCAAGAAACAGATGTGCCCTTGCTGGAACGGTACGGTCGCGCCGGCCACTTGCTGAAACGTGCCCACGAGCGGCGTGTATCCGATGGTGAGCGCGGACGTCTCGACCTCCGAACTCGTGAGCGGGATGTAGATCGTCCCGGTGACGAAATCCATGATCTCGTAATCGGTGCCGGAAACGAGTGTGGCTGCGCCAGATTTCACGACAGGCGGCGTCGCCGGGTCGATGTTCATGACCGCGGTGCGGAAGAATTTCCCTTTCTTCGTGGCTGTCGCGGATGCCAGCACCTCGGCCACGACCGCGACCGCGGCGATCGCGAGCGTAGTCGGTCCCGGACTCATCTGCGCGATGCCGACGTGTATCGGCGAAAAATCCGTGCCGGTGATGGTGATCTTCGGTTGGCGCTTTTTCACGGCCGTCGCGATGAGCGTCACGTTTTTGTTGATCGACTGGTAGAGCTCGGCAATGTCGTCCTTCAAGTCGATTTCGAACTTCGTCACGTTTCCCAAATGCACTAAGCCGGTCGGTTGGCCGTTCGAATCGAAAATGTCGAGCAGCACCGACCCCTTCCCGAGCATCGGGATATGCGGAACGGGATACAAAATGGGATTCATTTTTCTCTCCTCCTCCTAAGCCTTCGAGGTCGGATCGAGCCTGCTCGTCCGATATTTCACCGTGAAGTGAATCGTCGCGGCGGCCACTGGTTGATCTCCCTCGCGGGAGCTCCACACCGTCCGAATCTCTTCAACTCCGTTTGCGAGACCGCCGAACGTCTCGTCTAAAAACATTTGCAGGTCCGCCCAAACGATGATCGGGTCGAGCGCCTCGTCCGGCGTGATGCTCGACGAACCGACCGCCCTGCACTGCAGTCCGATGGACAACTGCCGCTCGGTTTGCGGCGCGCGATAGTTCGACCCCATCGGCTTCGGCTGATCGTCCTCGGCGTACAGCATGATCGCCGGAAGCGAGTCGGTCTCGATCGGCCTGGTCCGCTCGCGGTGAACGGTGAGCCCGGCCGGCGCGCCGCCGGCGTCGAGCGCAGCGACGATCGCCAGCATGATCTGCTCGCGAATCGATGCGCTCATGGCGTCCCGAGTAAAAGCTTTGTCAGGCCGCCGTCGCCGATGCGGAGACGCTCGCGGACCGTAAACGTCGCGCTCCCGATGACCACGGCCGCATCGATCGCGACCGCCGGAAACTTCGACGTTTGGACCGTGAGCGTCGTCGCCATGACTACGACCTGGCCGCGCAAGGCGTCCTGTACCACGATCTCGTCGGCCTCATCGAGCAGCCCAACGCCCGCAACGCCGCCCACGGTCACCGCGACGCTCATATCGGCCATGAGCGCCGGGATGTCGCTATCGCCGAATGCTGGCACCGTGGACGGCTGCGGCATTTACTTCCTCGTTGGACCTGGCCCCGCCGGATCCTGCGCCGGCCGCCGTTGCTGCGGACGCTGCGCGCCTGGCCGCTCTTGCTTCGGCGTCATCTGCTGCGGCGGAGTCCGGTCGTCGTATGGCTCGCGGCGTTGCGGGACGGGCTCACGACTCCCCGGAAGCGGATCGCGATGCCCAGCCTCGTCGACTCGTACCGAGCCGGGCGCCTCTTCAGGATCTTCGGCCTCGGCAACGCCCGAGCCGATGAGCTCGTTCGCCAAATGGAACGGAAGCTCGTGAAGTTCGCCGGCATTGGCGTGCTCGCCATACACGATGATCGGCCTCGTAATTCTCACTACCTTCGTCTTGACTTGCGTCATGTGCTCTTTCCTTTCTGCGGAGGACGGGTCGCTCGAGCGACCCGTCGCGCAGGACTACGCTGTACTGCGGTGTAAGGAAACTACGCGGCCGCGACAGCGGCAGCGACAACGAAGCCGACGGGATATTTCATGGTGACGTCGGTCATCATGAACGTGGTGAGCTCGATCATTCCCTGCTTTTTCAGCCGGTAGGGATCCACTACGAGCTCGAAACCGCTTCCCCACATCCCGATAATAATCGTCGACCACGTTCCCAAAATCAGCGTGGACAGATGCGTCCCGGTTCCTTTGGTTCCGGCCGATGGCATCTGGTTCGTCGACAGCGCCTCGAGCCCGTCGACGGTGTTGTTGTCCGCCCAGATCGGCAAGCCGATGGTGTTCCCCAAGCGTGCCGTGGTTTTTAGGACGGCCTTGGTTGACGGCGTCGCCAGCCATCCCGGAGTCCCGAGCTGGTCGGCGTTCACTTCCTCGAGCAGAGCTTCCATCAAGACGACGTCCTGCCACACCGGAAGGCCGCCGTTGCCCGAGTCGCTTTCCATGACGTAGCTCTGTACGCCGGTCGTGTTCAGGATCCCGAGCGGCTGCAGAGTGCCCGTGCCGGAGATAGCCGCCGAGTCGACGGCGAGAGCGAGATCGCGCGCGAGATCTTCGCGCACGAGTGAGTCGACGTCGATGACCGCCTGCGCGAGCAACTGACGTGAATAGCTCGAGGAGGACTGATAGGTCTTCGGCGAGCTGAGGATCGAGCCGAGAGTCAACGCGGAATCGGCCACGTCGGTGCCGGGATTTTCACCCACCCACGAGCCGGTCGCGCGCCCGGTTTGTTTCGGATAGGAGACGTTATCGCGCAAGCCTGCGAGCGTGCGCGCGCCGAGTTGCTTCACCCGCATCCGGTTGTAGAGATACTGAATAAATTCGCCGGGTTCGGTGAACTTCAGCTCTTGGCCGGCGGTTGAGACGTTCGAGGACAGACCCGCGCGAGTCATGCGTTCTTCGCGGCGCTTGAGGTGTCCCGCGAATCGCTTCTCGAGATCCGCGTTCCACGCGTGGCGGATCGTCCAAGGAACGAACAGGCCGCCGTGGGTTGCGCCCCTCCAGCCTTTCTGAATCTGGTCGGAGACTTCCATCTCGAAACTGTTCACTCGACGCTGGCCGTCAGATTCGCGATTCGCGACGGCCGCCATGATGCCGCGCGCGAGGTTGTATTCCTGTTGTTCCTGATCGGTGAGCTCGAGGCGGTCCTGGTTCTCAGCCGACGGTTGAGGGACGGGTTTCGCGCCGCGCTTTTCGACCTCGGCGAGAATCTCGCGCGATGCCTGGTCGACGGTCAAACCATCGCCCACCATTTTCGCGACGCGTTCATTATCGATCCCGTGTAGCTTGCCGAGCCGAATGATTTCAGCGGCGGCGGTCCGGGATTCTTGCACTTGAGTCTCCATCGGAACCTCCTTCGAATT